ATCTAATAGGAGATAATTAATGTCGATGTTAAAATCTTTCGACCCTAAAAAAGTTACACTAAACGTTGCTGGTCGCACATTATCTGGCTTTGCTGATAATATGTTAACTATTGACCGAGCTAACGGTGTAACAACAACCACTGTAGGCGTTAAGGGCGATATTTCTGTTAACGTAGATGCTCGTTATAACGGCACACTATCTTTCAGTTTATTACACAACGCACCAGACAACGATGTAATGTATGCCTTAGTTAAATCGTATGAATTAGGTCAAACTCCATTCTTCCCTGTATTCATGGAAGATCCAAGCGGTGCCACTATTTCAACTACAGGGTGGATTGAAACTCAACCATCTTATTCTATTGGTGCTGAAACAGGTAGTCTGGAATGGGTGGTTGGATTAGCTGATGCTCGTCTATTCCCTAATGCTGAAATTTCTATTGCTAATGTATTATCTGGTGTAGCCAAGTCTGCATTAGAAGGTATTTTCTAATAAGACTTAAGACAATAGAATAATAGTTTCATGTGTCACAAGGATGTGACCTCTAATTATAACAAGGATGTGTGTTTTGAGAAATAAGGATGATAAACATGAATCAAATTGAAGAACGTTTTTCCGTAGCTGGAAAGAATTTTATTAGTAAGAAATGGCCTACACGTAGTAAAGCATTCCGTAACCTACCAATCATCGGTAAACATTTTGCTGTCCCAATCTCTATGATTATGGCTAGCCGTAGTGAAGATGAATTACAGGAAAAGATCCCAACAGCATTATATATGTTGTTTGAACAATTAGAAGATAGTGATAGCACTGTTCTGATTGATACAATTTTAGAAGATGTTACAATTAATGATATTGCCAATGGTCTTGGTTATCGTAAATTAGATGTAGATAATGATATTGATGACATTGCTGACTTATTAGATTTGTTAGCTTTAGTGTTGCGTCAACAATATGGAAAACTGATCGAGGGAAAGTCTTTCGGGAACCTGCTTCAAGTGATGATTCCTCTAGCTCAGGCGACGGCATAAGCAAAGAAGCTCTTGCGTGGGTTGAAGCTAAGTCTACATTATCAGCATTAGATAGAATGTACATGAGAGTGGTAATAGACGGCAGAGTAGATCCAATCTCATTAGAAATGATGGGGTTGGATTTTTTGTTTGATATGCACGAATATTTAGATGTACAAAGCTATTTGGAAAAAGATGTTAGAAAGGTTGCCGAAAGAAAATCTAAAAAGAAAGAGCGAGGCAAGTAAATGACGAATAATGTAGTTGCTGGTAAGGTTGTCAATCAGATAGAGTTTAATATTGACAACCAATCTTGGAAGAATTTGAACAGGTTCCAACAACGAATCAAAGGATTAAAAGAACAACTCAAGGGGTTGAATGGTAGTTTTGTTGTAACAGGTAAGATTGAAAAGTTCACTCGTGCTGTTGTTAAGAGTGAGGAAAAGATCGCTAAGGCTAGAACCAAAGCAGTTAGTGATGAAGTTAAGGCTCAACGTGAATTAAATAAATTACATACTGAAGCCAATCGCATGAATCGTAGTTATGATTATGGTAAACGTAAACAATTACGTGAAGCTAGTCAGATGCACCAACTTGCATTACGCATGAATCGAGACTTCGACCAACAACGTAGAAAACGACAAGCTGAAATAAATAGAGCGCATGGTGAGGCTCTACGAATGAATAAAGCTATGTCTGCTGGTAGTGGTGGTACAGTAAAACAATCTCGTGCTGAATTAGCAGCAGACCGTTTGAGCGAAGATCATCGCAAAGCAGAATTACGATTAGCACAAGTTAGAGCGCCAGAAAGCGTTGTTGCTAGCACAAAACAAAGTATCACAAATTTAAACAAAGTATTTTCTGATGGGAATATTACATTACGCAAGTATAATGCTGAATTGAATTTGTTGATTGGTGCTCAACAAAGAGCTATCCGACATAATAGAATGATGAGTACATCATTTAGTGATATTCGTAATTCAATTGTAGCAGCCACAGCGAGCTTTACAGCGTATGCAGCAGCAGTCAATATCTATACAGAGGGTAAGGAGTTAGAGTCTGTTAGGGCTGGTATGGCGTTGTTTGCTGGTAATGATATTGCTGTAGAAGAGAATATGGAATTTATTCGCCAAGCATCTATGGATATTGGTGTTAACTTTTTAGAAGCTGCTAAGAACTTTTCCAAATTTCAAATTGTTGCACGTAATAGTACGTCTCAACAACAGTCTAGAGAATTGTTTTTGGGGATTAGTGAATATGCTCGTGTTACTGGTGCAACATCTCAACAACAAGGTAGAGCATTCTATGCTTTGCAGCAGATTAATTTACATCATGGTCTGCCTACACAGTAATGTGTAGAAAACAATCTGGTTAATTGCGGGAACATCTTTAGAGCTTGCGCTACCTGTTATATTATGGTATAACATAGTCTCGTGTAATGACGAGGTGACGGTAAAAACGCACAAGATTAGACAATCCGCAGCCCAAACAATATTATTGGGTTCAACGACTATCGAACGAAGAATTAGTTTAATTCTTTTAGTAGTTAGGTTACAAGCGTAACCGAAACACCAGACCCGTTATTTAACGGTGAAGATATAGTCTGATCTATACAGAGATGTATAGCTGCACATAATGGTGCGAGGATAGTTTAGCGAACTATTCTGAACAAAATGGATGAGTAAAGGTAAGGTTAGTAGTGAAGAGCTTAATGTCTAGGCTCCTTGTGTAGAAATACACATGAAAATAAAATCATCTAATTGCGGGGAAATCTTGATAGGTGTTGACTACTGAAATAATTCATGTAATATTATTTCTAGCTAAACGTAATGGTTTAGTGATAGTAAAAACGTCAACAATAGAGATAATCCGCAGCGAAGTTTAAATTTATAAATTTCTCTGAAGTCAGTAGGAGTCATTAATATGCTAATTAAAAATTTAGAAGTAAAAATCATACCGTCTTACCCAGAATATGCAGCAACGGCTTGTGGTAGAATTTTCAGAATCTCAACTAAACATGAAATGAAAATTATCGAAAAAGTACGTGATGGGCGTTCTAGGCGTGTTCTAGGTACAAGACTTAGTATTGACGGTAAACTTAAAAACGCCTTAATACATAGATTGGTTTGTGAGGCTTGGTGGGGAAGCAGTGACGGTTTGCGTAATCAAGTAAACCACAAGGATGGGAACCCATTAAATAACCATAAAGACAACCTTGAGTGGGTCACTGGTTCTGAGAACCAAAGACATGCTATCGCAAGTGGATTAAAACAGAAGGGTGAAAAACTATACAACGCTGCTCTTTCAGACGAGCAAGTTCACAACATATGCTCCAAATTAGCCAATGGTGCATTACCTAGAGATTTGGCTAAAGAGTATGGGGTGTCAAAAGATATTATCCGTAAGATAAGAGCGGGTGATACTTATTTTCACGTAAGAGTTCTGTATGATATTCCCCATAAGTATAAAGAATTTTTTTCTGAGGCCACAATTAAATGGGTTTGCTCAAAAATAATTGAAGGTCTTTCAGATAAAGGGATTGTGGAAGTCAGTACCAATCCTAAATTAACGGTAATCGAAATAAAAAGAATCCGTTATAAAATAAGATATAAGCATATTTCAGATTTATATTTTTAAAAACGTTCAACGACTATCCTGAAAAGGAGTAGGCTGCAAGCGCAGTCGAAATGGTGATAACCGTAATATGAAAATATCGGTTAAGATATAGTCTGGTCTGTATGGAGACATATAGCAGCACGTAATGGTGCGGGGCTGAATTAGCGAATCAGCCCGAACACATCAAGTAGACAGCAACTATCAGAACAATTAGTGGGTAGCTTTGATATATTTGTAAAAGCATCAGGATTAACATCACAAGAATTCAGTAAACAAATGGAACAAGGTAATATCTTAGCAAAAGATATTCTACCAAAAGTTGCTGAAGAATATAGACGTGTTGCTAGAGAAAATGGTGCTTTAGCCAAAGCAATGGAAAAGGTTGCCGCACAAGAAGAAAGATTTAGAACAGCACTCACTACAGCCAAAGACACAATATTCAGAGATGGGTTTGGTGACGGTATGGCTAGATTCTTCCGTCAATCAGCAGATATGTTATCAACAATGAAACCATTCTTTACGTTTATGGGTGGATTCATGGGTGGTATGATGGACGTATTCAAAGGTATTACAACTGTTATTGGTGGCGCATTCCAAGGTTTAGCAAAACTATTAGGGTTAATGGATAATCAAACAATTGAAAATGTTGGTAGATTATTTGGTACTGCGGGTGGATTGGCTTTAGGTGCATTGGTTGTTTGGAAGATTGGTAAGGCAGCTAGATATGCGGCTACAGCTTTCGCTATGATGAATTTATCTATGAAAGCAGTTGCAGCCACAGCACTCAGAATTGTTGCGCCATTCTTAATACTAGAAGATATTATTGTTGGATTACAGGGTGGTAAGAGTGTTTCTGGTGGAGTGTTTAACACTATGCAGGAATACAAAGCTCGTGGTGATTTTACAGGTAATCTAGCTAACGCTTTCCCTGTTGCTGCTATGGCTGCACAAGGCGTTACCAAAATCATTGTAGAAGTTAAAGATTCTGAATGGTCTAAATCAATCAAAGCTACAGTTGCTGATACAATAGATAGCATTTCAACAAGTTTATTAGCAGAATAAAGGATATTACATGATTACATTTATTGTTGATAATAAACGAAACTATAGCAAAGGTAATGTTGTTGGTGATAACTACTTTTTAGATTGTACTGTCACCATTCAACATGATTTTAGTAATGAGGTGACACAACATGCTGTTGAAGATGGAACACCTCTTACTGACCATATCCAAAGACTAAACAACACATTCACTGTTGATGGAATATTTAATAAGTGGGCGCTAAACAAATACAACAATGATAGTTTGTCACACACTGATAGGGTGAACAAGGCTTATAAGTTTCTCAGAGATTTGAGAGATAATAGAGAAGTGTTCACTCTTGTTTCATCTTATGAAGTTTTCCCTAATTGTGTAATCACAAACCTTTCTATTCCTGTTGGTGCTAATGATGGTGATGGTTTATTCTTTAATATGGCTATCACTCAAATTAGAACATCTAGTGTTAGTGAGGTGGCGATCACTAAAGTTGTTAATATCAAAGAATACAAACAAGATTCTGCGTCAACAACATCTAACAGTGGTAAAACTAGCAGTGATGTTAAAACTAAGAATAATAATGAATCGATCCTTTATTCTTCAGGCTTAACTGCTAGAGACTTGATTAAAGATTCTTTATCGACAACACCAGATGAGAAGATGTTATCTGATTTAATGAAAGGGCGAGAATAATGTTATTAGAAATAAACATTCCTGATGATCCTAACACAGTGTTTAGTGTATCATTAGATGGTCGCATGTATGACATTAAATTACAATACAATGATAGGGATGAATCGTGGTACATGAACTTTGGTGTACAAGGTAAACAACCACTATTCAGAACTAAAATTACAGTTGGTGCTGATTTGTTAATTGGATATTTAGGATATGATATTGTTCCTAAAGGATTGCTTTATGTAGTTGACATTGAAAAAGGATATGGTAGATTAGATAGATTGGGGTGGAGTAGTGGAAGATACAAACTCCGCTATTTAACATCGGATGAATTACCATGAATCAATTAAACCATAAATACAAATTAACAATATCTTATCCAATAAAATTCAAAACTGTCCCGCAAAGAATCTTTTCTACAATTCCTCCTGTCACTAGCGATATTGCTGGTATTCCTAATTCAATACCTCTAAACACCACCACAGATGTTCGTTCAGAAGAGAATGATGTTCATAATGGTAGAGGTGTTGTATTAACAAATCACCACATAGAATTTGATATTAAATTCACTACAGATGGAGATGGATCTAACAATCCATCTTCTATCCTTATTTATAACATTAGTCCTACAACAAGAAAGTTCTTAGAGAATAGTGCTGGTGATAAACCTGAAATAATGTTAGAAGCTGGGTGGGAAACAGACAAAACTATTCCTATCATATTTAGCGGTGAAGTGATTGGTATTTCTGAAAGAAAGATTAATGGTGTGACAAGAGTTACAGAATTGTTATTGGGTAGTGGTACTGTAGCATCTAAAGAAGCAAGAACATCAAGAAGCTACCAAGCTAACACATCACTAGAAACAGTGATTAAAGATTTAGTTAAGGATATGAATATTCAACAGGGGATATTCGACTTAGGAACAACCATCGCCACCATCACTAGACCATTAGCTCATGTTGGTCACACTAAAGATTTCTTAACCAAATTATGTAAAGACAATAAATTAAAATTGTTTATTCAAAACAACACTATTAATGTTATTCCAGAAAAGATTGAATATGCTGGTCAGTATGTATTCAACTTATCTACTGAATCAAATCTATTGAGTGTTGATGTTGATAGTAATGATACATTGTCAGAGAATGAATCTGGTACAAGAAAAGCATTGTCAGTTGTTACAACATTGAATGGTGCTTACACTCTTGGTAGTAATGTTGTTGTGGATAGTTTATACCACAAAGGCGTATACTCAATCACTGAGATCCAACACCAAGGTAGTTATGAGGGCGGTAGTTGGTCTAGTAGCTTGAAATTGATCCCTGTTGATGGATATGAAATTAGAGGTGTAGAGTGACATATTTTTACGTAGATGATGTGGATGTAGTTTTGCAGGGAACTCCACCTAGTCCTTTCCCATTAAAGAAATTTATATTTGAACCAGAAAATTTGGTGTTACTGGGTGACCTTCCGTTCGCGTACCCAGACACATTATTCAATATTGGCGAAACTATTTATTTTCAAAAATTAAATAACCCAGCATACCTGCATAGTCGTGAGTTATCTAACAACTCTTCAACCGAGTTGACAGTGTTGCAGGATTACTCACCAAGACGGTTTAAAGACATTAGTGGTAGAATAAAAAATAAATCACAATTTGTATTAGGTAGTCGAAACGCATATAGATACCAATATTTTAATCTTAACCAGACAGGACTTTATGGTGATAATTTAGTTTCTGGTTTTCAGTCAAGAGTATGGTTAACAACTTGTTATTTTTGTGAAACAGTTTCATTCACGGCAACTGCTGCTGATGACCAAGGCACACCGTATGATCAACTGGTAATATACAAAGGTACTGGTACTAATTTTGAATACTATAACCTTCCTTCCAGTTTTCAAAAAGTATTTAAATTGTCTGATACTGAGTATATCGTTGAGTGTGCTAATCATTTAGTTTTTACAGATTTACTAACATATAGTGTTGTTAATAAAACAGGGAATGTAGCTACAACATTATCTGGTGTTGAAGATTTAGTATATGGTAAAGATTTTATTTACTTACTTAAATCTAACGGAGTTTATATTACCGACAAGACATTGAGTAATTCAACTTTACTTTATTCTTTATTAGGTAACAACACTTCGTTATTTTGTTATGATTCTTTTGTTTTCTGTTTTGACGTAACACAACCTACATTTGACGGACAATCAAATATAACAAGTCCGTTGTCAAAAATTGTTTGGTTTGACCAAGATGTTGTTTCAACACAGACGTTACCTGAACTTTACACTAGAGAGTTTTTCAGACCTCAGAGCATTTTTGAAAAGGACGGGTATTTACACTTTGCTGGTAATACTAATCAGACAAGCAGTAATATTTACTTAGGTTACGGTAAAATAGGTAGAGTGGGTTGGTAATATGATAACACAAAAACAATTACTAGATTCTCATTTCGATAGGCGTATGGCTAATTTAGTTCATACGTCATTCCCTGCTGAGATTGTAGCTATACACAATGCTTCAGTGATTGATGTTCAACCGTTGGTGGAAACCTTAGATCCAGACGGATTACGTATTCCATATCCCACTCTATACAATGTTCGCCTATACAATATGTCAAATTCAAACGGAGACGTGTTTATAAGCGTTCCTGTTGAGATTGGTAGTAGGGTATGGGTGTTTGTATCTGAGCGCGATACAGCCAATCTGATGAGCTTTAATCGTGTAGAATCCACTACAACAATGACACATGATTTGTCAGATTGCTTTGCCATCCCAACATTCTTCACAGATACAAATATTCCAGACATTCCAACAGATAAATTGCTTATCAAGAACAAAGATAGTAGTGTGTTGGTTGGTGCTGAAGGAATTGAGATAACTACAGACAGTATTAAGATCACTTCCAAGTCGGCTGATATTGTTAGTGAAACAATTAATGTGAAAGGTAATATTAAACAAACAGGGAACTTAGATGTTATTGGAATCATCACCCAGAACACCAGACCTGTTGTAACATCATAGGAGAAATAATGTTAGACTTTAAATTGAATAGTGACAGTGACATTTATTGGGATGTAGATGATATTGGTGTATGTAAGACATTCCAAGATGCTACGCGCCAATCATTACAAACAAAACTTAGAACTTTTAAAGGTGAGTGGGTGTTAGATACGTCATACGGTATTGATTATTTTGGTCAATTACTAGGTAAAGGTTTATCACAAAAAGATACGGACGCAGTGTTTATTGCTGAAATATCTAACCACCCTGATGTTATTTCAATCAACAATTTTAGCTCTAAATTCAATCCTTATACACGTTTCTATGATATGGAAATTGATGTTAAGAGTAAGAGTGGTAATATTGTTACGTTCCTACCTTCTGTTAGAGCAGAACAAGAAATAACATATCCTGATGGAAATACAACAGCACTACAACCTAGCTGCACATTATAGGAATTAATATGGGAAAGATTACAAGCTACGGCTATGAAAGAAAGTCATTACCTGATATTCTAACATCGCTACGAAATAAAGTTAAATCAAAACTTGGGAATAGCTGGGATGTTCGTACAGGAAGTATTACGGATCAATTCTTATCTGTATTTGCATTAGAATTAGATGAAGTTGAACAAGGGTTGGAGGGTGTTGTAGCAACACAAACTTTAAATGGTGCTGAGGGTATTTATTTAGATAATATTCTAAACCAACAAGGCGTTTACCGTAAGGGATTGAGTGCAGGAGGTGGGGATACCGTTGTATTTACATCTTACGCTAACGCCAACACAACAATTCCAACCACAACAACCTTCAATACCACAAACTCAATTCAATACAAACCTATTACAAATATCACTGTAGATAAATACATGGGTTGTTATCAGTTGAAAGAGTCTGATATTGTTGTTGGAACAACTTATGTTTTTAAAGCATATAATTCTAGTGCATCAAGTTTTGCTCCAACTCTATCTGTCACCGCATCTAGCGTTGCTGATAAGGTAAGAGTGATGAATGAATTGGTGACTTATTTCAATAATAATATTCTTGACAAACCCGCTGATTGTTATTATGATGTATCTAATAAGGAATTGTTTGTTGGTTTTAAACAACTTGACAATACACCTTTACCATTCCAAGATAATAATTTGTTTTTAGAAGTGAGTCCTAGTGTTGGTGTTGTTGGGACTGTAGTTCCTGTGATTGCTAGCACTAAAGGTTTTTATCCACTAAAAGCAAATAACATTACATCAATCAATCCCACGTACACCGGATATGTTGGTGTAACTAATCCTAATGATTTTGATTCAGGAACCACCACACAAACAGATGCTGAGTTTCGTTCTCAGGCTGCATCAATTAAGAATGCTAACTTATCAGGAACACTAGATAGTGTATTAGATGGGTTATCTGATTTACGTGGTGTAACTGCCGTCAGAATTTATTCAAATCCAGAATTCACTAGACTTAAAGATTATCAGAATACAACAATCTGCGATCCTTACACATACAATTGTGTTGTTGAGGGTGGTAGGGATGTTGATATTGGTGAAGTGATTGTAAAGAAAGCTCCATTCAATACAAAATCTTTTGGTAGTGATTCTGTCACAGTTTACGATTCCAACAATAATGCTATTACAGTGAAATATTCAAAATGTTATTCTTTTGATTACACTGTCAAAGTTTCTTATAAAACTAAAGATAATAGTGTATTGCTTGAATCTGAAAGAAACATAATCAATACAAACTTACGTAATGTCACTTTACAAATGCAAATTGGTGAACCAGTGAGCGTTGACTGGATTAAAGCTGTAGTGTATCAATCATTACCAATTGGTCGATTAGTTAGTGTTTCTGTTGAATTACTAGACCTCACCAGACCATCAACATTTACTCCTTTTGATTTGTTAGTTGAATATAACAAACGCCCTCGCATCCACTTAGCAGGAATCACTTACGTAAGAACATAGGAGAACTTAATTGAATGCTAATAAAATAGTTCTCGTTCCAAATCGTGTAGAAAAAGCCAAAGAATTATTACTTTCTCAGTTTAAAGACAAACCTAATATTCTAGCTATGACAGATGTCATTATATCTGAATTGCAAGAAATTGAAAATGCTTTAATTGATTTACAGACCGTAAGCACATTGGATGGTGCTTACGGCTATTGGCTTGATGAATTTGGTCAACGATTGAATGTTAGCAGAAATGGTAAGATTGATAGCGATTATAAAACAGCTATTAAGATTGCTATGGCTAAACGCAGAAGCACAGCAAGCAGGGAAGATATTATAGAGCTTGTTAGTGCTTTAACAAACGACACCACTGTTTCTTTAGAAACTCCTTATCCCTACATGGCAGAACTGAAAGGGTTCTTAAAATGTGTTGAGGATAACGAAGAAGCATTAGCTATGATTGCGTCAATGTTCCCTCTACTCACTAGAACACGCATCATCAAACGATACACTAAACCATTTACACTGCGAGCATACGGTGCTGCGGATAACAACATGGGGTTTGGTGATAACGCTAAATTGAATAATCTACGTTACGTTGATGATGGCGATAGCGGTAATGTTGGGATTAAATCTGAATATCCTTACGATCTACCATTCGTTGAGGGCGCTGTCCACATTAAAACATTACCAATAATCTCAGGTAATAAAACAGTGGGCAGTACGTTGTCTATCACTAATATTACACCTTGGCTTGGTGATGCCCCAATCACTGTTTCACGTCAATGGTTGGTAGATGGTTATATTAAAACTGGTGCTGTTGGTGAAACTTTTGTTGTATCAGCAGACTTGGTTGGAAAGAAAGTTGGTTGTATTGTCAGTGCTGAAAACAGTATCAATAAGGTGAGTGTCAGACTTGCTGATGTTACTATTACATCCAGCACAGATACTGCCCCAGTAAATACAGTTGCACCATTATTGAGTGGTAGTAATATTGTTGGTAATATTATCACCTCAAGCACTGGAACATTCACATCAACAACACCTATCACATACTCATATCAGTGGTATAAGAATAATGTTGCTATTGGTGGTGCTACGTTAGGTGTCTACACAACCAACTCAACTGACATAGGCGCTAATATCAAGTGTCGAGTGACAGCAACGAATGCTGTTGGTAGTACGTCAGTGGACAGTAACACTATTACAGTGCAAAGTATTCCCGCACCAACTGGTGTAGATATGTCAGGTATTAGAAATCTTGTCAGGACATATTTATCAACACAAGGTATTACATCAGCGTATTATATTTTTGGTAAGAATGGTGCTGTAGATTTAAGTACAGCAACAAGTGATGATCATTGGTATAATCCTCTCACTAATAATGTCGGACACGATTATCAAATTAAATATGAAGTGTTGTCTGGTGGCGGGTTTACTCAAGCAGCAAACACATATTACCGTCTAACCAACGCTGTTCAATTTACTACCGGTGATGCTAGTGTAGCAACCCCTTATACTGGAACTGTTAGATTTACAATACAACACATTCCAACATCTACACTATTCACTAAAGATGTTACGATTAATATTACTGTGGAGAATAACTAATGGCTGTACAATTCTTACCTGAATGGGCGCTAGCTAACGCCTATCCAGATTCAACACAAAATAAAATAAGACCAGATAGCGCACTACGTCAATATGGATACCCTAAAGATTATTCCCCAACTGCTGAAGAATTAAATTGGCAATTGAATAATATTTATGAACATATTAATGAGCTTCGGCTGATAGCACAAACAGCTAGTCAACTCCCTGTTGGAACAATTCTTACAGTGAAAGGTCGTGCCGATAACCCTAATACGTATTTAGGTTATGGTACATGGGTTGCTGTAGAAGGCAGATTCTTGGTTGGTGCTGGTAATTCAACAGACGCTGAAGGTAATTCTGTTACATACACTGCTGGTGCAACTGGTGGTACTCATAAAACAATGTTATCAACATCTCAAATCCCAGACCACACTCACACATATAAAGATACATATATGTTTGAACAAGGTAGTGCTATGGGTAGTAATGTTCCAACAGAGTTTAAAGAAAGTGCCGTTGGATTGAATAACGGTTTTGGTCAAGGTGCAATTAACTACGACAACGATACTTTAGTGTTTAGACAAGGAACTACTAACGCATCACCATCCGTTCAAGTTGCAGTTAATACAACACCAGCGCATTTGGTTGTGTATATGTGGGAGCGAACAGCATAATGACTATTGAAGTTGTAGCGGCTTCCGCTAAATATTTATGGATTCCTGTGTTAGCAGGATTTGGGTATTTCTTGAAACGTAGAGATAGTAAGATAGATGAATTGGAAAGCAAGCTATCATCAAAAATAACAAAGGAAGATGTAAAAGAATTAATTCACTTAACATTACTGCCTTTGGAAGCTAAGATAGATAGGGCTACCGAATCAAATATGGAAAACACTCTATTACTCAGGGAAGTTAGTCAATCATTAAATACATTGGCTAAAGACTTAGCTGTTCAATCAGCAATTAACAATCACATTTATCATAAAAGTATGGAAGGAAAATAATATGGGTAGTCGTAGACCAGTAGATGATAAGCCAGTAGATCCTAAAGATGGTGGTACTGACAAACCAAAAGAAAAACAACAATAATCGGATAATTAAATGACTTTATATCTACTCTTGATGTTGTTATTTTGTGTAACCACAAAGAGGGTAGAATATAGAGACTGGTTAGCTGCTGTATTATTGTGTGTTCTACAATTATTAGACTACCACTTTGGAGACACTGTTGGTAGTCTTATTTTTCCAAATACATCTACAAACTTCTTATCATTAGCATTAAATAATCTGCTATGTTTATTGATAGGGACAATCGTAGCTACACAATGGAAAAAGTGGATAATTGTTACCGCCTACTTTATTGGTGTGTTGTTATTTATCAATGAAGCTATGACAGTATACCAATCTATATTTTATCCATATTTAAATCTATATCAAACTATCTTGTGTGAAGGAATAATCTTATTGTTGCTAATTAACAAAAGAATCATACAAGATGTAAAAGACACAATTAAGGAGAGTTTGAAATGTCCTTATCAACAATGAACCAATCTTTCATTGATCTGTGTGTCAAGGTGATTATTGCAGAAGAAGGATTCTCAGCTAAACCTTATTATTGCACAGAACAATACGCAACAATCGGTTATGGTAGACTATTATCACCAGTGAGAAAGTTTCCACTACCAAATATTACAACAACCAAAGAACAAGAACGTTTCTGGTTAGAGAACAGAATTAAGACAAACATTAACGAATTGATTAGAGCATTCCCTGTATTTAACACACTAAGTAATGTACGTAAAGTGGTGTTAGTTAGTATGGTGTATCAACTCGGAATCAACCGCATATCTAAATTCACAGAAATGTGGAAAGCTATCAAAGCTGGTAATTACGATAAAGCTGGTATTGAAATGTTAGATAGCTTAGCAGCTAAACAAACTCCAAATAGATTTAAGCGCAATTTTGAGATGTTTACTAAAGATGTTATGCTTCCTTATTATGGAGTGTAATCCATGAACCGTATATTGATTTTAAGCGCTCTAGGATTGCTTGTATTGAGTTATATTACATACACTCACATTACCCTACAGGCTAGCCAGATAGATGCTCTAAAGGCTTCTGAGAAAGCGTTACAGCAACAACTAGAACATACATCTCAAATAGCTAATCACAACGCTGAAATGTATCTTAAATCTAAACAAGAATTCCAATCAACATTAGACTCTTTACATGAATTACAGAAGTCTATTGATGATGTAAAAGATAAATCTATAAATAAAGAAAAGGTGGTGAACAGATATGTTGATTCACTTGATAAAGAAAGTTTTGAGAGTAAGTGTTTTAATATGTCTGTCCCTGATAATGTTGGTAGGGTGCAGCACTAAACCTGAAATCAAATATGTGGAAAAGATTGTTGAAGTAGAAAAACCAACACCAAAACAATTAACCTCTTTGTGTGATATTCCAAAAAGAGATGGTGATAAGGTGAGAGATTATATAGTTTCTGAAAACAGATTATATAATGCTTTAGTGATATGTAATCTTAAAATTGAGGCAAGAAATAATGAAAAATAAAAAGTTCTCTCGCACACATTTCTTTAATATCCTTATTGGCATGATTGGTGTGTTAGAGGTTAATTTACATCTCCTACAATCATCTTTAGGTGAATGGTATGGTGCTACATATATTATAATTGCAATGATTGGTGTGTATTTGAGATTGACACATCAGGATAATAACGGAGAATCTGAATGTCAGAAATCAGATTAACAAGTGATCAATGGGTTGATATAACCACTGCTGCTGGTAAGAATGTTGGGGATAGTTACGCTCTACAAAACACATCAACTGGTGCTGTAATATTACATGATGCTGATACAATTCCAAGCAATTCTGTAAATAATGGTGCTGTGATATTTCCACCAACAGAACACCACACACATATTCATCAGTTAGTGTATTTGACGTATTTGCTTCTAAGAAAAGAATATTCGGTAAATTAGTTGATGCTGACAGACCAGCAATATTAGCAATCAAAACTCTAGTGAGAAAAGTTGTCACTCGATTCATTTATGATTTCGATGGTGTTGATGATAGGATAAGTTTGCAATATAGAGCTATTAACCCTGATGGTGATATTGATATTGAATTTACCACTGGAAACACACTACCTGTCACTGGTACTTCGTGGACAATAATATCTCAGAACTTAACTGCCACATCAGCTAGTAGAGAATTCGGTCTGTACACTAATAATTCGAATGCTTTGCAGATGATGGTAGGTGGGGTGTTTTCAGGAAACATGGGTCAATCTTTAGAGATTAACACAAGATACCGTGTTACACTTTCCGGTACTGAATTAAAATACTACAAAAATGACAATTTAATACTATCTACAACATTTAGTCGAGGATCAGCAAGAGAACCTAACGCTACCACAACTATTGCTGCTAGAAATACAGGTGCTTCTTCTTGGGGAAGCTACTACTCAGGACAACTATACAACATCAAAATCAATGGCACAACATATCCAATCCAAGAAAACACACAAACAATCCAACTCCCATCTCCTAGTGGATTAGGTGCTGAGCTTATTACACAATCAGTGTTGGAGAATCCAGCGACCAAGGGTACACAATGGACATATCTTGGAAATGGTAGGTGGCAGTATATTGGTGATGGAACATATAATGAACTGACGTTTGTTAACCGATTATCACAACCGCAGGCTGGGTTTGTTGAATTTGAGGTCGAAAGCATATCAGGGACGATGCGGTGCTATTCTTCGACAAGCAGTGTAGGTACTTTACAATCAAGCCCAACATTTACAACGACTGGAGTTTTCCGCCACTACTTCACTAGTCGAGAAGCTATTGCAGTAAACAGTCTTTTCACAATAGCGCGGGTGTACCAGCATCCTGCATCATCAAAAACATATCATTCAAACCATTATTCACACTAACCAATAATACAAACTTAGTGGTAAATGGTGATTTTGCTAGTAGTGCTGGTTGGACAACAACTACAGAAACATCAATATCTAGTGGTAAATTAAATTTTGCAGCAACCACTGCAACACGAAGTGTCGTTAGAGAAATATCCATCCAAAATAACAAAGACTATCTACTAACTTACACAGTTGATTCAATTAGCAGTGGTGCAGTGAGAGTTATTGTTTATGCACCTAACAGACATTATATATCACCAAACAGAACAGTTGCGGGAACGTATAGTGAGGTGGTTAGGTTTAATAATGGTGTTGGTAGCTTTGTTAATACAATCCTCATCCAAGCTGGTCATGTTAGTGCTACAACAGCGCAAATAGATAATATTAGCTTAGTTGAGATAAACACTCTATGTAATCCTGCTGTGATGGTGAATGCAACATCCGATATATGGAGTGAGATAGAAATATGACATTAAATGATTTTATACATCATTCAGAAAGTAGATATGCTGTCATAACACATGACAGCTATCTTACAGATCCAGTAGCTCAATCATTAACACCATCACCAAGGACGTTTATTTATCAATCTGTGGAGATGGCAATAATTAGTTTGGAACCTCTATCAGTTCCACAATTAGTTGAGTATGCTAATCAAGCTGCGAATGGTGTAGAATTTGAGTTAACAGTTGGTAGTGGTAAAGTTACGCTATTGACACATTCTAAAATATTAGATATATTAAATCAGTATGAATAAACAATCTAAATTATTCAAATTATTAATTAGCATAGACCAATTCTTAGCTGTGTTGTTATTGAACACTAACCCCGACCAAACAATATCTGGTCATGTTGGATATAAAGCATTAATGACAAAAGAAAAGAAATGGCTGATTGCTGAGAAATTGATTAATAAATTATTCTCAGCATGGGAACAAGATCATTGTTTCAATGCTATTGAGTGGGATAGATTAAATAGGAAATAATAATGGCGACATTTAATAACGTAACAATTGAAAATACTTGGGTGGATGTTAGTACGTCTAGTGGTGCTGTGATTACAGCGGCGTATGCTATTCAGAATATTGGCGTAGATGCTGTGTATTTGAAAGAATCTGCTAATGCCCCAACTACAGATGATGGTGCTGTTTTGTTTGGTGCTCAGTTTGGTGAATTATCCAAAGCTGAGATTCAAGCTAATAGCAATAAGATGTGAGCTAAAGTTGTTGGTAGTGGACGCAAGACAACATTAGCAGTTTATAGTTGATAACAAAGCCTCGCATTTTGCGAGGCTTTGTCGTTTCTGGTATATGTAAAAATTATCTAATATAATAACAATAAGGAAAATAGATATGCCTTTTAGAATTGGTGGTAGTAGTGGGAATGGTGGTGGCGATAACCCGATCACTCACCCACACAAATAATACTTAGCACAAATAATATTCTTTCTTAGTTTTAACATCTACAGCTTTCTTACATTTCTTAGAAATAACTTTCTTTTGGTGTTTAGAAAGCTGTTTTTGTTTACTAGAAATATTATCCTTCACAACAATAGTTTTACGTTTATTTGCTGATGAAACATCAAACGTTGTCAATGTAAATAATACAATAATTGTTGCTGTGATTGTTTTGCGTAACATAAATATTCTCCTAGAATGAAGCCCAGCGTTTGCTGGGCTTTTTATTTGTTGGAATTAGTTTAGGTTATTTAGTGTTGGTTGTCAATGGGTGTTTTAACAACTCCTACCACGGCCAATGTGTTTTAATCACATCAGACACCACTGCCAATCCAAACACAGAAAGGCACCAAATCATTATTCCTATTGGAACTAACAATAAATAAAACATTAATTCATCAGTCATGTTAACCTCAAACCACTAAGCCTAGTGCATTTAAACCATCGTTATGTTCTTCTTCCAGAAGTTTAATAACATCAGGATTAGTCAATAGGCTAAATCTACGAACATGT